CCATGCACGGGCAAACCAAAGAGGTTTTCCTGAAACGGAAGAGCCAAGTTGTTCGCACGACAACCTGTTAACGTGGCGCGACTAATCGTCCAGATCCATTGACTGCGCTGCACTATCAGTGTGAAGACTATCGTCCACCGCTGAGTCCAGTTCACGTAAGAACTCCTCAAGCGTGGGCATACTCAACACTGGTTCGGATCGCGGAGCTATGTCCTTTGACTCGTTGTTACTGATACAGCAACAACACTCCTTGACCCAATTTTCCACTCGTTCAACCAACGTCAATGCTATGACCGGAGTCTCGACACAAGTTGTGACGCATTGAGTTATAGATTGAGTAGAAGGAGCTTCATGGCCCATGTCAGCTGTGGATTTCTCCTCGATTACTGCGCTGGAAGGGCAGCATCGCCAACACGGAGCATATTCACCCATGCACTCACATTGATCATCATAAAAATCACTGTACGATGAAACATCGGAATAATCTGATTCCTCATCAGTGTCCAAAACTTTTGGAACTGTATCGTCAAGAAATTTGAGATGATTGATGCGATCCATAGTAGAACTAGAGCTTGTAAGATGTAGATAGTGAAAGGTGTAGGTAAAGCGTTTGAAGTCGTTTTGAATGATTCTGCGAATCTGGCAGCCCCAGGCTGATGTTGCATGCCGGGGCCCAACATACAATAGCCGCGCGGAGTGATGTGTTTGATTAAGTCTTAGCTCCTGAGAGCTTAGACTTAACCGTTGTTCGCCAGCAATCAGCTTCATTAGCTAATTGCTTCTTTGTTTTCGGAGTTCGGTGCTTGACATCCTTCTCAGGTAAACGAACCTGTCCACCAACAGCTGCTGGTATTTCAATCTTAGGTTGGAAAGGAAACTTGAAATCACATTTCATAAGATCCTGCATACTCTGGACCTTATCAAGTTCACTGCAGCACCACACCAAACGATTCACTTCAACTTGTAACGAGGCTGCAGCAACTTCGAATGCTCTATCACTAACCAAGGCTGGTCTAAGAAACTGTTCTTTCTTATCATATTTTGCAAAGTAACTAAGATCACGACTGAGTTCAGCTTCTTGAGCATCATTCAATTGTGTATTAGTTCCTTTTAGAATACGAAAAATAGCCCTACACCAATTAGAAATAAATGGTGTATGACTATCAGTTACATAGTAACCTTCGGCCTTACGCATCAATACAATATTATCAGCAATCTGTTTGGATGCTGTCGTAATATGTAAACAACGGACACGACGACCGACGTCACAAATAGACTCACCTGTGGTCCATGGGTCAAGGAACATTCTTCCCAGAAATGGAACCGGGTTTCCTCTTTCAATCTTCTCAGCTTTCAACGTCAATCCGAGACGAGCACAAACTCTTTCAAACAAAGTAGGATCAACATCCCCTGTCAATCCATCATCACCCCCATAGAAGCCTAGTTTGTCAAAAGCTTCTATCTTCGAATGTCCAGTTACTCTTAAAGCGATGTATGAAACAAGCGCATTGTCAGCGGTGTTAAATGTACTAGTGTCTGAGCTCCCACTCAAACGCGAAAACTCGGTGTTGTACCTGACCTTATTCTTCGTAGTGGCCTTCGCATAATACTGTTCAGTTGACAACTTTGCCACTTCTTCATGATAACGAGAGCCGAAGAAACGAAGAAGCAACATCAGTTCAAACTCACACAAAAACTTACTATGTGTACCATCGAATTTGCTAAAATCAGTAGGACAAATAGTATCACACTTCACAGCCACATCTTGAACCTTTTGAGTAATCTCAGCTGGTGTTCTACCAAACGCATACCAATCAAATTTCTTCAAAACACTGGTCAAAGGATAGATATAACTAGCATATCTTAATCGGTGATCAGTAGGGGTTTGACTGATATTGCGAGGTGCACAAACTTTCGCATAAGATTCAGCTTTCTGGAACGATTTCACGAGAAACGTCCCACAATTCATAAAAGGTTTAGCTATGGCCGCTAGTGCTCTCTGTGTGGGTCGGCACTGTTTTGCTTCAACTTCTTGTTCTGACCATGGACACCCTGTCCACATCTGCCCACTAGGAATCAAGTGTTCAACAAACTCTTCCCTACATTCCAAATAAAAAGGTGGTACCTTCACAACCTGATTCTTCACGTCTTCAATCCTTCCTTGCACGCATGCTACATCATTGTTGTACGAACGAGCAGGAGCAACGCCCCCACCATCCGTGAAATTCTTTCCAATTTCTCTACCCGAGGGTTTTCCTTCTTCAGTGACAAGTGGCCCAAGAGCTTGATACGTAATTGTATCGCCTGAGTAAGGTGTCACACTTAGAATCGGAAAAACACTGCGAAAAGCATCCTTGTTGAATTTCCAGAGAACAATGAACAAAGCAGCTGCAAAATGAGGTTCTTCAACCTTATCTTCACGAAACAGACGTTCCACGTCAGAGATTGACGGATCTTTTGATATTGAGCATTTAGCGACAGCTGTGTGATATACTGTTTCAGGTAAAACAAATGAAACACGATCACCAGGTCTACCCATGCTTATGAAACAAGTCAACTTATCAGCAACAATTTGCTGGTATTTTGAAAAGTTTATGTTACCAAAAGTGAATCTCCTTCGCACCAATCTGTAACCTGATATCATCCAGCCCAATGGACTGTAGACGTAACGAACCGGGAACAAAGCTACCAACTTTCTATTCACATCATGACATGTTCTTGACTCAACCAACCAAACAGTTGAGCCCCACCAATGATCACTAACCATTGAATCAGTCTCATAGTCCCAAATCATATGACTATACTTAGCACCACCATTAACATCCACGAACACTTCATCATTGACGATGGTATAAGACGCATCGGGCAACGAGCCAGCGACGCTGCGTGGACAAAACGTGTACATTATGATCGGTACACCATAGGCCAAGTAATCATTCATATGAAGGTAATAATCGACGTCAACAAGCTTAATGATATTGGTTTTTCCTATGCGATCATTTCTGAAAGGCATAGCCAAATCCTTTGCCATGTGGAACAAACGATCCCCCATATTTTCTGCTCTCAAATCTCTCCCGCTCATACTGACTGAATAAGGCACATAACCACATTTCCTGATTATCCTATCAATCAGTCCCGCCATACTAGTACGATCACTAGCAGCAGAAGGATGCGTATGATGTTTTGACACCTTCTGAGTAGGCAAATCCACGTGTTGAAACTCTGATCTAACCAAGGGAAAGACCATAGTCGAGCAGTAATGAACCACAAGACTATAAACATACGGACCGAAAAAGCGTCGGAGTGCACGTTTTGAGCTACGATACATAGGAATTACCATGTAGTGACCTGCTAACAAAATGAGTGTTAAATAACACATCACTGGAGTAACCAGACGCAATACAAGCAACGAACGGCTGTATTGCAACACCAATGAATAAGCTTCATTAGTTACGGCATCAACAAAAGCTAAAGTAGCCATTGATAATGTTCGGAGAAAAAGTATAACTTTTGAAAAGTTCAAAAAGCGGTTTGATACTTTGGTGGGTATCTGACCTAAATGAAATGCTCTGGAGCATGGCTCCAGCTTCCCATAGCAGAGTAAAGTACTCATAGAAGAAGGTCCCAATACCACAAGGGGTAATTGTACCGTATAACACACGGGTGGTGCCACTTGTCACACTGTGGAGGCGCTCATGTACTTACCCATGAGAGGTCAGCTTATCGAAGCATACCGGAGATAACTCAAATAACACAGGGATAAGGAGGGAGATGTGTTTTTATGCAAAGGCTGTAATTATAGACTGCCCGATACGTAAAGTAGTGTCTAATGCTGACCCAGCCGAGGCAATGGGCAGTGCCTTGGCTGCGTTCTCAACAGACTGTAACAATGAACGGTTCTCGGGCGGTCCCGCTTTTGCCAAAGAGATAACGGAGCTAGAAGGTTGTGGATAGTACTCTACGCACATTAATAAGTCCAACACAAAGGATTGATTTGGCGAACCACCTGATATATTGATGAGAGTGGGATCCCATGAATTATCAAAACCTTGGACAACCCCACTAGCGCCTGCCGAATCAGGCACTGGAGTTAGTTGCATTAATTTAGAATAAGGTTGTCCCTCGGGGTCAGAAATATAGGTCATTGCGGAATAGAGGGGCACGTCCGGGTAGTCACCAGCAGAATGGCGAAGTACACCATGAGCGCCTCTCTTAAGAGGAGTTCGGAAAGTTTCAATATTATTAATGAAACTTTTGAGTTGTAAGGGAGTTAGTTCAGTCGACATTAAGCTAACTTGTACTTCATCAGAACCTATATTAGTATTAACTGAACTAGTTGATGAATAGACTGTGAAAGTACCAGTGTTAGGAGCAGGCGGTTGAACGGTTAGAGGGAAGGAATTTACTGTAATCAAACCAGAATTATTAAGGTCAGACCCAATATAATTGAGCGACCAGGCCACAGTGACTACCCTAAATTTACTTGAAGTATATAAAGGGTCAACAAAATTGTTATCCGATCCTGCAGCAAGCCATGTAGCTGGTTGGTTGACCCATTCAGCCAGACAGAGAGGTATCATTACGTTGGTAGTAACGTTATCTGGATATTGGGTACCATTAATCGCAGCGTCAGTATCGCTGAATTTAACCCATAAAGGGGATGGTAATGCAGGTGCAACAATAATTGAGCATTGACCAGAATCGCCAAAAGTGATGGTAGGTGCAATTCTATGATCAACAAGCAACCGTTTGCCAGTAGAAGCATCTGGGATTCCAGTAAGTAGACCATGTGACTTAAAAGGTGCCAATCTGCATAAGCGGTAAGCATTTTCTAAACCCATTGGTCCAGAAGAAGCAATTCGTCTCCTTTGACGTCGACGAGAATTGCGAGAAACAGAAGCCGAAATATCTTTTGGTTTATTGTTGATAGGACGAGGCTTCGAAGGTTTCTTCTTCTGAAGTTGTTGTAAAGCTTGTGCGCGACGTTGCGCTTTGGTAGAATTAAAACGAGTTAACATAATTTAAG